TATGTTGTACGTATAGTACGTGAGTTTGATCATATGACTGGGAGGTCTAGATATGTCGCAGATTAAATGTGAAGATTATGGTGCAAGACATCTTAATAATGCTAAAGTTGAATGGCTTATTGAATATGGTAAAATACGTGAAAATGTATATTTCAGAGGTGCAATAGGTGATAGATATACTATTTATGTAGCTACTAAGAGAAATAAGAATGTCATAGATTTTCATACTGTTCATAATAGTTATGATTATGGTACAACTCAAGGTACTCATATAGCTACCATTACAGATTATGTTTTAAGAATTTGTTCTGAAAGTCAAAAATATTGGCATAGTAGTGCTGGTTATATTCTTAAACAGTTGATGCGTCAAGGTATACAACCTAGAAATCCTAATAACCAATGGACAATTAGATTCTGTAGATCAGCATATATGATGAAATTATGGAATAAGATAGTATTTACTCCTTGGGTTGGAATGAAAATAGATCTTAAAACTGGTAGTCTTATTAATAAACCTACTAAAGAATCTATTAAGAGATTTACAGCTGCTAAAGAAACTGACAGATATACTAGACGTAGAAATCGTATAGCTAATAAGAACAATCATGAAGCTAATCAAAGATACTTAGCTGCTGATGGTAATTATGCTTTACTTCCTATAGATGATATCTTTAAACTTCGTAATACTGATCGTAGAAATGATATACTAAACTTTCATGGTTTAGAAAAGGTTATATCTACATTGGAAACTAAAGTTGAAGACGAGGATACTATTGATGGAAGGTTCTATAGATTAATAAACGTTAACATTCCTGATCTAACAAGTGAACGTGAAGATTCTAGATGGGGCTTATATCTTGAAATGATTAATCCTTCTACAGGAGAAAGTCATTTTGAAGGTATAGCTAATGTTAGTGGTGAAGGTGGAGGTTGGCGTAATGAAAATATACAAGAAGCTACTGTTAAAGCTGCACTATCTTGGCGTGATGGTGATGGTATCATATCTACTGGAGATACTTGGAGAGGTGAATCAACAAGTGAGAATTATGTTAAACCAATCATATTAACATAATGCGTAAATTCTCTAGTAAGAAAGAACAACTAGAATGGGCTGATAAACTCCTTCGGAAACTTAGCGATAAGCATACCGGAGGAGTTACACCTATTATTAAATCAATGATAACTGAAAACTATATAAGGAGATTGAAGAAATGAATGAAATAAAGACATATGATGTATTAATTTCCTATCCAATTAAAGTCGGTGCTGAAAGTGAAGAACATGTCAAGGAAATTCTTATGGCTAATGAACTTTTACGTAATGCTGCTGATTTAACACTTAAAATTACGGAGATAAAAGATGGAAAAAAATAAATTAGAAATTGTAGATGAAATAGATGGAAAAACATTAGCATATAGAACTAAACCCAGTGTTGAAATATACACTACTACTAAAGAAGTTGGTTTTAGTGAATTTTCATATTCATGGGAAGAAGTTATAGCTATAGCTAATAAACTTGAAGGATTTCTTGAAAAAGACCTTGTAAATGTGACCTAGATCATATTATATTTACATATGATTAGCGAGTCAAATACAGAGGATATAGTAATAAAATCTTATGTGGAGCTATACCTCAAAGCGTTAAATGAATCAAGATCATACAAATTTATTAAAATAATAAAGTCTCGTATGTTTGAACTCATTAAACGTAAGCAAATCAAAAACCAAACTAAATAACTCTTAATATAAGGAGAACCCCAATGGAAGAAACTATTCCAGTAGAAAATGCTGACCTCCAGACTTCTGAAATATGGAAATCAGATAAGATTGATAAACTTGCAACAGCACTATCTAAAGCTCAATCTGAGATAAAAGGTGCTGAAAAGAAATCAGTAAATCCATTCTTTAATTCTGGATACGCTGATCTTCATACTGTAATTGAATCATCATTTCCACATTTAACAAAGTATGGATTATCTGTAATTCAAGGTAATGATTCCAATCCTGGAGAATTTTTTGTAACAACTATGTTACTACATGAATCCGGTCAATGGATTAAATCTAAATTGAAAATGCCTATAGAGAAGATTACTGCTCAAAGTATTGGCTCTACCATTACATATGGACGTAGATATGGATTATCTGCAATCACAGGTATAGCTCAATATGATGATGATGGTAATGCAGCTTCTCAAAGCAAAGGTATTACTCAAAATCACGCTAAAACTATATTAACTAATAAAGGAGCATAAAGATGGCTGTAAAAACAATGGCAAAAAATACAGGTACTGGACAATACAATGCAGGATGGCATGAACTTACTATTAGTAAGGCTGTTGATGGTAAATGGGGTGAGAAAAGAACCATAGATCTAAACTTTGAAGGTTATCCTGATAATATGCGTCATCGTGTATTTGAAGCTAGTAATAAAACAACTGGAGAAGAATTTAAGATTGCAAACCTATTCAGATTTGCTTGTGCTGGTATCATTAGTGTTTTACAAGATCCTACAGGTAAGAATCCTGTAATTCAGTATGATGATGAAGTTACTAATCTAGTTGGTACACGTGTAAATGTTTTGTTTGTTAAAGAAACAAGTACAACTGATGGTAAGGAATATAGTAGGACTTTTGACTTAGTTCCTGTAGTTCAGGAAACTGAACATATTACTTGGACTGATGATGATGTTGCACGCTTAAAGAGAAATGTCGAAAAACAGCATGCTAAAAGAACTGCAACTACCACTAATGGTGTAGGTACTGTAAATTTAGATACTACTACTACTACAACAGGTGATGCAGAAATTCCTTTCTAAGTAACCCCATTGAGATAGGCTATATTAGTATTGACAATATTATTCTGAACTATTCAAGTGGGGATAATAATACAGCGGCTAATATAGCCTTCTCATTTAAGGAGATATATGTCAAGAAAAATAACAGATGATGAAATAGGTAAAGAAATTAAGAAAGCAATAGATAGGTTAGAATATTCCACTGAATTATTAAAAATGTGGGTAGAGTATATGGATAGTGATCTAAGTGAAGCTGAAGAAATATTAGTTAATAAATCTAAAGAATTTTTAGGAGTAAAATAATGAATCTTAATGATATAGTTAAATTATGGTATAAAACTCAAATGGGTAATATGCATGAATGTAAGAAAAATCAATTTATTTTTGCTGATATAATGTGGAAATTATGGGAAGATCACAAGAAATTTAATGAAAATGACTGCTGTCTTCATGGTAATCAACTTAATGCTTTATGTGCTGATTGTGATGATGAAACATATCATGAAGAACAAGATCATAAAGCAATGAAAAAGGAGAAAAAATGATAAATGACTGGGGATTAACATATAATCTAACATATGCTAGATCTGCAAGTAAATTAAGAGTTAATGAAAGAGAATCATTTGCTGTTAAATTATGTCCAGAATGTAATCGTGCTTATGAAATGACACATAATCAGTATAAACAAATTTCAACAACACACTATTATAAAAACTTCCCAAGAAGAGGATTATATAATCAAGTGTGTTTTGCATGTAAGGAGATAGAATGATAGATAGACTATTAGAAAAAATAGGGAGAACTAATGATTAAAGAGTTTGCATTTGGATTAGCAAATCGACATCATTTTGGAGATGTACACGATATTGAGAAATGGGCCGGTATGGCACAAGATACTTTCATGTCCTTATGGGATTATGATAATCATGTAATTGATTATGTTAAACAGAAAGGTACTCTTGCATCATATGATGGAATGCTTTATATGCCTGATGAATTTATTCTCGATGTTGATGGTTCTAATCCAGAAAATGCTCGACAAAAAACAATTGGTTTAAGTATTGTCCTAAATGATCTATGTATTCCATATCAAGTTTACTTTTCTGGAACTGGATTTCATTTAGGCATACCCGGATCTGCGTTTAGATGGAAACCAGCACCTAATCTCCACTTAATGGTGAAAGATGAATTGATGGCTAGAGGTATTTATGAATATGCAGATGTATCTGTATCTGATAAAACTAGATTAATAAGAGTTGTTAATACTCTCAATAAGAAATCTAATTTGTGGAAGATACCGTTATTACAAGCTGAACTACATAAACCTATAACAGAAATACAAGCTTTAGCAAAAAGCAAAAGAAGTACTTATGCATGGCAAACATTAGAATGTGAACCTGTATTTGATGTATTAAAACGTAAAACTATAGCAAGTGATAAAACATTTGAAACTGTTACTCTTGGTAAGAGTCCTGATCCTGTATGGTATCCATGTATTCAAACTATGATGGCTGGTACTGGTCAAGGATCAAGACATCAGATAGCTTTACGTGTAGGTGCATTTCTAAGATGGAGATATCCTGAGCATGTAGTAAGATTAGTTATGGAAGATTGGAGGACAAGGGTAGATTTACCTAAACATCCCTTTACTAAGAAGGAAATGGATAAGATTGTAACTGATTGTTATGAAGGTCATAATGGTAATGGCTATAATTATGGTTGTACTGATATTCATATGGACAATCATTGTGAATCTACATGTGTGCTTTATAAGACTAAGAAGTCTCAGAATATGATGGATGCTAAAGCTATGGAGAAAGAACTTGTTGATTTCTTCACAAGAGATTTAGATCCTATAAATATAGGTAAGTTATATGGACAAGACTTTCCTATATATCCTGGTGAGGTTGTTATCTTACAAGCACCACCTAAGTCTATGAAAACCATGCTCTTACAGAGTTGGATACATAAACTTAAACGTCCAACTTATTTCATTGAAATGGAAATGTCACCACGTCAGATGTGGATGCGTTTCGTTATGATGGAAAAAGGTTGGAATGAAGATGAACTTAAAGCTCATTATACGCAATATGCTAATGGAATTTCACAAAACTTTGATTGGCTTACTATAGATTATAATAGCTGTTATTCTCATGAACTTAATAAACGTATTATGATGTTACCATATAAACCAGAGATAGTAGTGGTAGATCATATGGGTTTGTTTAAATCTCAAAAGCATGATAATAATATGAAAGTTGAAGAAGTATCGCAAGCTTTAATGGAAGTTGCAATTCACAATAATGTAGTAGTATTTGCAGTATCTGAAATAACAAAGCAAGCATTTCATGAAGGTATGGATATAACTTCAGCCAAAGGATCATTTCGTATTGGTTATAATGCCAATAAAGTCCTATCATTAACACCATATAAAGATGAAAATAATCTCATTAAATCATTAAAGGTTGTATGCACAGCCAACAGAGAAAGAGAAACATTAAATCTTGAATTAATTGTTAATGGTACGGATATAAGATGATACAAATAACAAAATGGTTAAATCCTGAAGATGAAACATGGTATAAAGGAACTTATATTACTGTTCTTGAATGGTTGATGATTGAAAAAGAATCTATCTCCAGACTTACTGGTAAGACTACAACCATAAGGACTAATTCAGAAGGAGCTAAAGCCGTATTTAGGAAAAGGATCAAATAATGTTTCAAGACAAAATGGCAGAAGAAGCCGATTGGAAAGATGGAATGAATATTTTCAGGTCGAGAGTAATAGAACAGTTAGATGGAATACTTGAAGTACTGGATATATTAGAAAGAGAAATAACAAAACTAAAAAACAAGGAGAATACCCCATGAACCCTTATTTACCAATAAGAAAAGTACCATTAGATTATGATGGTATACAATCATCTGCCTTTAGTGTACAGATGCAAAAACCAAATGATACTTCATTCAGTTGGTCAGAAGTAGGTGTAGTAGGTAATAACTATATGTTACTACCTAATGAAGAAGTAAAAAATGCTGCTCATCAAGTAGCTGAAGAATGTAAAATTGACTTTGTTCATGATAAAACATTCTTTAATGGTCGAAATTTCGTGTATTCCATGAAATCTCAACATATAGCAGGTGAGGTTAAGGTAGGTGACGATGTAGCCTTAGGCATGCAATTTTGGAACTCCTATGATGGTTCTAAAGCATTTGGCTTTGCTATGATGTTATATCGTCTCATATGTACCAATGGTATGATGAGTAAAGATCACTTCAATACTTATAGATTCAAACATGAACCTAAGAGTGAAGATTGGGGTGATAGTCTTGAACAGGTAGTGACCAATATTAATAATCTTGTTAGTGGTACTTATCAATTAGATGATTTTATAAAGAATCTAAGAAAATTAAGTGCTTTAGAAGTTACTATGGATGTACTTGGTGATGTTAGACATAATCATCTACAAGAAATTCCTGTTAGTATTTGGGGACAAATTGTAGATAGGTTTACTCATACCAGTAAAGAAGATTATAGTGGTTGGAATTTACTTAATGCCGGTACAGATTTGTTATGGCATAAAGAGAATCCTACCATTACTACATATGGGCAGAATGCTACCATAGTAGATGGTCTTTGTAGAGCAGTTGCATAAGTATCCTAGGTACTCCAGATTAGTCCTTTCGAGATTGATCATCGTAGAATCGCAGATAAATATCGGTTAGGGTCTGTGTATGGAGTATAAATTTATAGGGGGGTACGCATTCCTTAGGCTTGATGATCGTGTATTCACACATACCACATTTGCTGCCCCCTTATGAAACACTTACAGAAACTATTTAAGAAGATATTGTTAGAGAATATAGAGCTCAAGAAGCAGATTAAAGTTCTTGAAACAATTCTACGTTCTTATTTACCAATTTTAACAAGGAGAAAAGATGATATATAAAGAATTTAACAAAGAAAGTCATGCTACTAATGACAAACCTGCAAAAGATTTAGTAATTAATTTTCTTAAATCAAAGGGATTAGATGCTATGGAAAATCCTGATAAGTATGGTATAGATATTGTAGTTCCTCGTTATGAAGTTGAAAGACGTGAGATATGGATAGATGAATTTCCATTTAAAACTGTACATATACCAGCAAGAAAGGAAAAGTTTTTAAAGCATAGTATAGTATATGCAGTAGTTAATAAAGACTTTGATAAAATAATGTTTTGTAGATCAGAAGTCATTAGGCAATATAATCTAATAGAAGTTCCCAATAAATCAGTACCAGAAGGTGAATATTTCTATGATGTTCCTATTGAAAAATGGCGTATTTATAATACAGGAGAGAACAATGAACATAAATAAACAAATACTTAATTTGATAGAGCAACGTCTTGATAAAGGAAAGAAGAGATATGGTAAGGAAAATATCTCCTCAGATGGTAGGGATTTTGTTCAGGAAGCTCTTGAAGAAGCACTTGATTGTGCTGTATATTTAGCAGCTCATCTAATTGAAATGATGGATGAAGATGACTATGAACCTACTACTGCTGATGAATATAATAAGGATCTTCCAGGATATCAATGTACTGGAGATGAATGTCTCTAATACATTTAATTGAGATACAAATCTACGGATGTAGAATGGTAAATAAAAGACTCAACTCTACAATGTATCTCTTTACATTATGTATGGAATAAATGCAAAGTTATCTAGAACATATTTCAAGTGCTATATGTGCCGCATCACAAAAGCACAAGATGTATATATTTGGGGTAACTTTGCCATTCTTCCAAAACATCCTTATGAAGAACAAAGGATTTGCAATAAGTGTGCCAAAAGAGAACATGGCAAACGTACTAAGTTAGAAAATATAATAAATGAAAGGACTAAGAAATGGCTAAAAAAGCAGCAGTAAAAGAAAAGTATGCAGGACGTAAAGGATCTATACCAGGGATGGAAATTAAAACACCACCACTTTCTAAAGAAGTAAAGCTAGATGTTGACTATCTTGGTAACAAGTTAGCTGATTTAAGCGAAAGAGTTAATGAAGTAGAGCTATCTATATCTGACCTTGCTGGTAAAATTAAAAGAATAATGGGCAGGATGGGTCTATAATGGAAAGAGATGGTGATTTAGGTAATTATTTACGATTTAACTTTGAAAATGCTATTGAAATTATAGATAAATTAACTAAAGATAATAATGCTTTACTTGATAAAATAGAAGAACTTGAAGCTAAATTAAATAAACCAATCACAATTAAAAATCAACCAATAAGTGCTAGGTTTCATCAAGCATCGAAAGAAGCTGATGCTGCCATGAAACGATTCACAGCTAAATTAAGAAAGGAATTAAATAATGCCAAGTCCAAGCAAAGCCAAAGGCAACCGGTTTGAAAGAGAAATAGTTAATACAGTTCTGAGTTCAGGATTCAATAAATGTAAGCGTGCATGGGGGAGCAATGGTGCTTCTCTCGGTATGCATGAAGAGGTTGATGTCCTAATGGGAGATGATTTTAAGATTCAAGCTAAATGTAGAAAGAAATTAGCATCTTTTCTTGTACCCACTGAACATGTAGATGCTGTAGTATGTAAACAAGACAGAGGTGAAACACTTATTATTATGAGATTCGATGATTGGTTAGAAGAAAGATTCATTTGTTCAATGCCGGAGGACAGGTAGTGGAATTTGGTAATAAATATTTAGGTGGAGATATTAATAAGGATTATGCTAGTATTTTTATAGCACCATTTGGAATTGAAGTATTTTCATACAATGAAGATATAGAAATTAACTTCACCATGTGGCCAGTACAATTGACATTTGGAATTGGAAAAAATAGAAGTCTATTTAGAGACTAGGAAGATGAGGAAGGCGTAGGTGGTATATCTCCATTCTACCTACGCATACCTTCAAGTACTGCTAAAGCTCTATCAACATTAGTAGCTCTTTTCTTCTGTTTCTTCTTAGACTTCTTACCAAATACAGCTTCATGACCTTTCTTAGTCCAAGTAGCAGGATAGAGTTTGAGATAGTGTGTTAAAAGATCCCTACCCCTACCAGCTGCTATAGCTGGAGCAATCTTATTCTTTGTAGTACCCCAGAATGTAGACCATTGATAAGCATTAAATCTTTCAGCCATAGAGTCATTAGGATCAGAGAAATCCACATTACCAAATAATATTTTATTAAGAGTGCTATTATCTATATCTATAATCTCATTAGCTATCATAAGATGTTTGACTGTACCAAGAGTTGGCCCTGTAAATTCACCCATAAGTCCAAATGTACCTCTATCTGGATTATCATACTGAGTAAGATCATCAACCACACGTTTCATACGGTCAACACTTTCATTCTCTAATACATTACTAAAATCTATATTAGCAAGAACAGATCCTAAAGCTACAAGTCCTGATACACCTGCATAACGCATAGCATATTGTATCTCTTCTGATTCTAATCCTTGTCTAGCAAGTAATGATTTATGGATACCTTTTAAAGCATCATAATGAGTTTCCATTAAAGACATAGGATAATGTAGTAAGTGAAATGCTACCTCAGACATGGCACCAGCACCACCTTCTAATTTCTTTACTATCTTACCATCTTGAATTTCTTCAACAGTTCTCCATTCTCCACGTACAGCTTTAGCTTTAGCATGAGCTGCATACTCATATGCCCAACTATTAACCATCTTTAAAGCATATGTTGTAGAAAACTGTTGTGCTTTATCTGGAGGATAACCATCATTAACAAGCTGTGTATATTTCTTATGTAAAGCTGTCCTGAACATCCATTTACGTTGACTATTCTCAGTAAGCCTATGAAAGTACAAACCTTTATCTAATGTCCATTTACCAACACTTTTAAGTTTATCAGATAATGGACTTCCTTCCATTGTAATCTTGCCAGTAAGAGGATCAAATTCTATTTTACCACTTTGAAGATCTTTTCTAGTTATTAATCCCTCAGTATATAATTCTTTAGCTACATCCGTAAATAAGAATCCTGCTTCTTCTTCAGCCCTACTAACCATTTCCTGAAATTGCCTATCATGAGACATCGCTTTACGAGTATTAGTAAGAGCACTAATCCCTACTCTACTGTAAAAATGTATAGCACTAGCAGCATTCTTAACAGCACCTGTAATATTAAGTCCCATTGTTCTAGCTGTTTGAAATGCATTAAGTGTAGTAACGGCTTTATTTGCCCAATCAGGACGACCAGAAGTACCCTGTGTGAATACAGTATATTCCTCATCAATAAATCTTCTCAATCCTTTTTGGAATTGAGCATCTGATTTAGGTAGATTCTTTAAAGCATCAAGATATGTTACCTGTGTAGATATCATCTTATTGAATTGAGCTGCTTGATCTCCATATTCTTTTAAAACCATGAGAGGATCCTTCTCCCAGTACTTATCAAGAAGTGGATTACGTTTTTGAGCATGTGCTGGAATCTTATTGATATCTATCCCAGCAATTACATTATCAACCACGTCAGCAAAAGCATAATCTCTATTAATAAGATTAGCATTCATAGCCTTAGACAGCCTATCTTTAATCTGCATCATAGTTTCAAACTGAACTTGAGGAAAATAACCACCACGATCATTACCTTTTTTAATATCAGTTATAGATTCATCAATGATTTCTATCATTCTCCCAGCCGTCTTATCAGCTTTAGCAGCATTAACATCAGTACTATTAGTATACTTTAAAGCAATAATCTTCTGAAGTCCTAGAAGCCCATTAGTATATACTGAACCCATAGATTTAAGATTATCCCTAGCTCTTTCTACAGCTTTATACACATGTGGATTGTAATCTGTAAGATCACCTTTTTCATTTCTATAACTAGGCTTACGTGCACTAGTAAATGTATCATTATCCATTTGGACAAGTTCAATAAACTCTCTAATAGTTTTTCCCTTGTCACTAGCAACAAAGCTTTCTAGCTTGCCAATAAACTCTGCCTGCACATGTTCATTGGGATCTGCATTAGCCATTTCCTTACGTAATTCTCTAAGTTCTTTAGTAGCTAAATCTTTCTTACCACCATGTTCCATCATATAAGCATCAAGCATATGATTAGCTATATAAGCATTAGATGTGAGGACTTTATTTATCTGAACACGTTCATAATTTAATATATCATTTAATTTTAAGTAAAACTTTCTAGATGTAGGATCCTGTTTAGATATACCTTCAGGTACTATAAAGGCTAGATTGCTAAATTTACCACCTAGAGCACTATCAAAAGCATCTATCTCTACTTTAATACGTCTATAATCTGCTTTAGTTAGAGGACTATCAGAATCCCAAGGTTTCTCTAAGCGTTGTTCTATAAGCCATTTCATATTTTTTGCAGAAGATTCAGCATTATATCCCCTACGCCCATCAGAAAATCTGCCCACTATATTTCTTTTAGATATCCAGTAATTATAGATATCACTCATAGCATCCATACGCTGTTGCTTAGTCATACTAGTTACATTACATAAGCCCATTTAAGCTCCTTTAGGTTTCAAAATTTTACACGCTGGGTGGGTCGACTTTCTTAAACAAAGTTCAAAAGCTGGTATATATGCTATAACTTTTTCGTTATTTTTCATTTAGCAACCTTCACCTGTTTGATCTGTTTGTATATTCCAGTACTCATCCTTATTAGGTACTCTACGTATAGGTATCTTTTGACCATCCCTACCTATTACTGTCTCAGTTTTACCCTTTCCTCTTGGAATCACCTGCTTTAATTTATCATTTAATATTGGTGAAGCAAAGAATAAATTCAAATGCTTAGCTAAAGATCTAACTGGATTAGCCATATCTCCAAGTTGTGAGTAATCAAACCGATCCATTCTACCTCTTTCATAACTGCTAATGTCAATCTCAGTATCTCTGCCGGAAGCAAAATGCTCTACATCTTTAACGAGTTCTTTAACAAATTCTCTCTGACCATTATTCTCTGCCCATTGCATAACTGTTTTATATAAATGTTCATTAGTTTTATATGCAGGCATCTCATGACCTTGAGCATCTCTATAATAAGATGAAGGTGTGAGTTGAGGTTGTAATAGATACCTAAGTAATAACTTTATTGGGTCACCGCCTGATATAGATGGTTCCCAACGTTCCATAAACTCAGCTATAGCTCTACCTTCCTTAGCTTGCTGCAGAGCAAACAATCCATCACTCAATACTCTGCTAGATAAAGCATTCTGTACAGTCTTAATATAGTCCATACTAATAGAAGCTCTAAGTTGACGCACATCATCTCTAAAATCATTTACATTTTCTTTAATAAATCTTTCAGGTGTAATCTCATTACCGTATGTAGCTTTAAATAATGCTTGAGAATATCTAGCTTCATTGCCAGTCTGAGATATCATCTTCTTAGGCTTTCTATCAACGACATATGTATAGCCCTCTTGAACTCTCATCTTACCTTTATTATCAAATGTACCTACAAATTCTAACTGACCATAATTTAATCGCTTACCATCTACACCATGAGTAAATAAACTAGGCTTTGCACCCTCTGCAGGTTCTTCTATAACTTTAACATCTCCCCTAATCCTATATACAGATACCTTCTTACCCTTTTCTAAATACTTAAAGTTTTTCTCTCCTGATTTCTTTATATTCATAATCTGAGTATCAGGTCTATCAATAACCATATCCTTAGCTATCTGCTGATCCATTATATCCATAGCTGATTGTAAGTTAGCTAATCTATTCTGTAGCTTTGCTACCTTATCAGGATTAGCAAACTTCTCAGCTCTAAAATATTCAAGAGTTCCCATCACATTTCTGTGCTGACGATGTATTAATTCTTTAAGTATACCATTGTTTAAAGCATTTCTTATCTCTGGAGATACAGGTCTAGTATCAAATGTATCAACAGTTATATCATTTGTTTTCATAAATTCAAGAGGTTTATCCCCAAACATACGTGCAGTTTCTACAAAGCTTTCTATATTTTTGACAAAGAATCCAGCCTTATTAAATAATTCTTCACCAGTACCTCTTCTTTCTACTAAGCCTTCATAGTTTGCATCCCAAAATCCATTAGTTTTAAGTAAGTTTTTCATTACATGACCACCAATAGACATATCGAAAGCAGAAGCAGGATCATCAGATGGTATATTATCAAAGCTAAATATCTTTTTCATTATACTATCATGATTTCCTTTTAGAATATCAAAATATAATGACTCTCTACTTCCTTTCCCTTGACGCTTTCTTATATCTATAGTGTCACCATAAAACATATCTGCATATTCAGACATTAGAAGATCTCTTTGATCCCTATCTCTAACACGACCTATCTTTCTAGCAAGTTTCTTAGCTAAATATCCAGTAGGATTAGAGAAGAATCCCTTCATATCATAATAAGCATTCTTAATTTCAAATGGCTCAGGAGCACGACTACCCTTCTCATCCCAAGTTTCATTTTGAATCATATTAGCTTTCTTTAACGTATTCAATATTTCATAGAACATTTCTTTTTGTATTCTAGTCTTGCCAAAATTAGGATCTTTAAAGAATCCTAATCCTGGTTGATTATGCTTATCAAATACTGGATCCCCTGTAGGTTCAGCATACTTCTCTGCATGGCCAAAGAATAAGAAATCTCTAAGCTTCTGCTTACTAGATATAGCTCCATGTATACCACTATGTATATCTAAAGCATTCTGTATAGTATCATAGAACTTATCTAAAGTCTGCCACTCAGAAGAATCCATACCCTTATTAGCAAGGAAATCTTTTAATACTGGATCCTTACCCATCTTAAAGCCTAATCTATTAAGCCATGATATAGCATTTCTTGCACCTATAATAGTTCCAGTCATCATCTTAGCTTTATGTAATTTAGCAGCATAACTATGAAAACCAACCTGCTCTGGCTTCTCTCCTACCTTACCATTATTACCTATACCAAATATATTTATATAGTTCTGATCTAATACTTGTTCTCTTTCAAACATTCTAAAGTCATCTTTACGGCCATTCTCTTTAGCAAATCCTACAAATACATCCCAAGGTAACTTTGTATGAGTAAATAAGTGATCCCCATCATTATCCCTCTGCATTACAGTACGAAGATCATGTACATTAACTTCAGTTAATCCATCCATGTTATCCATAATTTTCTCTACACGGAATATAACTTTGTCATGACCAACTACTGGTACAGCATGAGACATAAGACCAAACTGCATTTTTAAAGCTTTATCAACTTTCATATCAAATGAAGTAATAAGACCCTTGCTATCGGTAGAACTTACTACCTCTCCTTGTAATAATCTAAAAACATCTCTATAATTTAAGTCATATTTCTTAACTAATCTAGAAAGCTCTTCCATTTGCTTTTTAGCTTTCTGTTGAGAATTAGAATCCATCTTAATATTAGCATCATTGAAAACATCTGCTCCAGCCTTATCAGTACCTCTATAGTTAATACCTTCACCAACCTTATCATAGAATGTGCTGAAGTATTTAAACTTGCCACCCTCCATACCTATAACTACATCTACACCATTACCATCTCTAAATATAAATCTCTCACCTTCAAGATTAGAGTTAATACCATTACCTAATTGTCTGCCTCCAGTATGTTTATTGAGACCTATACCACCATAATTAACAGAAACTCTATCTATCCTATCCTTAGTTACAGTATCTCCAGGGAATGCAGGAGCTCCATGTAGATCTGCATACAATGGTATTGATAATTTTCCATCAATATTAGGTACTATAAAGTTATCTTCACCACCACCTTGATTGGGTACCTTGCCTAAATGTTTATAGTTTGAGCTCCGTAATAGCCTTCTAAGGGCCTTTTGTACCAAAGGGTTGTTAGGCATAGCCCCATACTCAAAAAGTAGCTTAGAGAGGCCAGTATCGCCCTTATCTAAAGGATTACCCTCAGATTGCCCTATCTCATATAGCCATTCAGCTAACTTAGCACCATCTCTATGAACTGTATTCCATTGCACCCCAATTTCTCTTAATTTAGATTCAAATCCCATCCATGTTATAGCTTTATCTATAGTTGCTGGAGATTGAAAATCAAATATGGAAGGAGATATAGCCACACCACTCTCACTTTTAGATGTAAAGGATATTCCAAGACTTTCAACAGGCATAAGCATTTTATTACCATTACCCATATTCTTAATTGAAGATTGCCACTTAGGCCCTGCTTGTGATATATCATGTGGGGAGAGAGGATTACCATCTACAGCTATACCACTATAAGTTTTAGCAGAAGATTCTCCTAACATTATGTCTACATCTTTAGGCATTTGTGCTGCTATATCTGGATGATATATAAGATATCCCTTACCTAACATTTGATTATTGCCTGTAGCAAATATGATTGTCTTAGCACCGTTAGGACTGTTGCTAAAATCTGTATCAAGCATACCCTTCTGAGCCATAACAAGTTTCGTAACTTTTTCAGATGCAAACTTACCACCATCAAGTAGTGAGTTCAATAAACTAGGCATATCTCCAAGTGATCTTTGTTGTGCTAGAGCTAATTCTTTTATCAATCCACTGGCTTGATTACCTATAACTTGCAATTGCCCTAGCTCTAATGATTCTATATTTAGAGGATGAGCTCTTCCACCCTCTCCCTCTGCAGCTTTATCACCTATGACACCTACTACGAATCCACCATTTCTAATAATACGTTTAGCTTCATCTCTTACATCTTTATTTGGATGATGACCTTGTACCCATCTAAGAACTTCAGTTCTCATTGGCTGTGTAGTTCCACCATCAGACAAGAAACCACGCTTATACATATTAGCTTGAATCTTAGCAAGTGTTTGAGGATTAGCATCACCAGCATATTCAGCTATCATCTTATCAACTTCACTCCTCTTACCAGCATGATCTAAATAAGGTAATAACATTTTAAGTTCTACAATAGCACGTGATGTATTAGGCTTCTCTAACAAATCTTTAAACATAGATTCAAAGGTAGTTTTATTCTTACCCTTCAATCTACCTGCAGTATCATTATACCAAGTTTCAAACTCAGTATCCATAAGTTTAAGATTCTTATCAGTAGCTACAAACATCATCTTATCCATAGGAGAAAGTCTTAAATAGAATACATAGTCAGTTGGATTTTTAAGAATCTTTCTTACATCTTTCTCACTGATACCATGATCTATAGACTTAAAGCCATCAAGTATTTCTTTAGTAATATTATCTGTACGTAATGCTTCGTTTAAAAACTTCTGAATTAAATCTGGATTGTTAAAGGAATCAATACTAGCATTTCTAAGCTTACCATCTATGCCAATATCAACACTCATAGTATCATCTATCCAATGTACTTTAAATCCTTTGTCTGAAAAGTATTGAGTATTAGGATGCTGTATGTGTGGAGCATTATTATTAAATTCTACAATACCACGTTGCTTACCATCTCTAGTTATACCAAGTATCTTAACTCTATTGATAGGCTTAGAATTATATATGTTTGTTAATAATTCTATAGCATCATTCTCTTTAAACTTTCTCCACTCACGATCCTTTTGAGTTATAGATTTGTCTGTCTGAGCATATATTTTAGGCTTAACATTATCAAGTAAAGCCTTACGAGGATTTGCAGTTACAGCATTTCTAAAGCTTTCATCTATCTTACCATCCTTATCTACAAGACCATAATCTTTTAAGATTTCAGTTACAGACCTGTGATGTTCATGAGTTTTATAAGCATTCTCTAAAGCTTCAGACATACGCACACCATCTTCATTGAGTGGACTATGTTCATTTTTAAGAATTACTTCACGGTTAATCCTAGCGTCAACACTTTCTAGCAAGGTTAAAGCATCTCCAAAGAAACCTTTCTTATTAACATCAGCAATAAGTTCTGATAATACTTTAGTATGATCGCCAGTTTTATTTTTATATATTTCATGCCACTGTCTTGACATATCTTCAATAATTCTCATTGTATCTGACTTATCTAAACCAAGACCAGCCTTACCTAGTGAGGAAAGATTCTCAAGCTTGACTACTAATTCTTGCAATTTATTTACAGCTTCATATTCTCTATTGAATATCTTTTCAATGGTAGTTTGTAAAGGTCTGGTTAAAGCATCATGTATTCCAAACTCATCTCCAGATAATTGTTCTGTTTCAGTTAGAGTTTTCTTTGGAGAAATATTAAATTTACGTGTAGCAGGATCAATAGCATCTATTAATTTATGCAATTGTACAATAGCCTGACCTAATTCATCCTTACTATCTTTATTTCTAGCAACCCTTTCTAATGATATTAACTCTTCTTTTAGATTATTAATCTCCTTTATAGGATCAGCTACAGGCTTTTTACCACTAGCTGGATCTAATGTATCAAGAAGATCTGTTGTTTTATTATAAATTTCATGCACTCTCTGCCTAGTACCAGATGATACTGCTGCAATTTCACCAAGCACAGCTTGTGTATTAACAAGTAGATCGGCATACATTTCATTACCAAGCATCTTAGCAGCTTTAAGATAATCTCTAACATCTACTGATTCTAACTGACGTTTACCAGTCTCAGTAAATGCCCAATCAATCTCAGTTACAACATCCTCTCCTAGTACTTTCTTGATTGTATCTAAAGCTCTTTCATACTGATCAAGTTCTTTCTTAGACATCTTTCTTCCAGAAAGTTCATCCATCATTGCTTTTTTAGAAGGCATATTAATCTTACCCTCAGCATCAGGGAGAACTAGGTTATGTTCTGACATAAATGATATAAGATTTACAGCTCTCCTGTCAAATCCACGACCTTTAAATACTCTTTCTATATATAATTGTTTTGTATGAGCATCCCAATTCTGTTTCCATTCCCTAGGTAGACTTCCAAATATATCTTTCCATTTACCCTGAACAATTGATAATCCTTCAGCACTAATAGAACCTTTCTCGCTAACATCTTTAGATGAAACTCCTAATATTTTCTTTCTTATATTAAATAGCTGACGCATATCATTAATATGTTCTACAATAACTTCATTAGCTTCTTTCTCTTTATCAGTCTTTGGATCTTTAATAAGATTTTTTATTAATCCTTTGTATTGATCTATAGATGCTGCATACTTTCTATCAGTAAGCATGAATAAACTATCCATATTCTCAGTCAATATCTTATCGCCAGTAGGATCGCCAGCAGGGAACTTTCCTGTGGCTATATTGTATACTCTCTCAGCAGCTTCAATTCCTTTGGCTTGTTTGAAAAATTCCCAAATAGGATTACTTTCAACTGGATCTCTATATATATTCTTATCACCATACTCTCTACCTAAGACATCCATATGTTGATCTATAATCTCACGAGTTCTAAGATTAAATTCAGGCTCAGTCAGTCCAGACCTTTTAACTATCCTCTCATAATTACTAGCTTCAGATGTTACATCTATACCAGATCTAACAGTAGCTTCATTTATACCAGCTAAAGCATCTAATACACGATTAAAAGTATTAGCATCATCAATAGGTTTGCCTTCTTTATTAGACATAATATGAGTACCAGTAACTCTACCATCCTCAGTAACAGATACACCATATCCCAATCTTCCTAATTCTGAAAGCATTTGTTTGTATACTTCAAGCCCACGCTTAGCAGGCTCAAGAGTAAGCCTAACTAAAGAACCTTCATATCCAATCTCTCCGATAGAATTGCCATCAGCAAACTTAATACCTGACAATCTATGTGCCAATGTATTAAGAGTTTTTGAATCTAAAGTCTGAGCTTTAATAGGTTTAAAATTTGGATCAGCACTTTTCTTAATTACATTATATAAGTTAGCCATATCTACTACAAGAGCATGATCAGGATTACTGAAATCTCTAGCATTAGGTCTAGATTCTGCAGTCTTTAAAGCTGTATCGAATATATCTACCATCTCTACACCAACTTCATGAGTACCTAGAGCTACCCCCATCCCCTCATAAGGATGTTTACCATCATGGAACCTTAATATATCTTTAACATTCTTAGTATTAACACCTAGAAGATTTAAAGCTTCATGGTATGGAGTGAAGTCTGCAAAATAAGCTCTCTGCTGTGCATGGCCCCAAGCACCTCTACCTCTTGTCATTACAGCTGCCATAAATAAATGTGATGCAAGTTCAGGCCCTTCCATAGATCCCCAAGCATCTTTATTAACAACCCAAGGATTCATAGCTAATATACCAAGACCCATTCTTGGAACTGAACCTATTGTATCAAGTATAAATTCAGGCCCCCACTTCTTCATTATCTCTTGATTAACAGTTTTATTCATTTTATTAAGAAGAGTTATAGTATCATCTATCTTCATTTTAGGTAAAGCTCTTTCTATTTCTTCAGCACTTTTATATACTTTACCACCAGCTTTCCAATGAGCATCATCTAATTGACTGCGACTCCATAAATTCTTTTTCTCACCACGAACCATAACTTTAAGCATATTCTTAACTACATCATCACCATGCATTTCTTGTATAGCTTTATAGTTAGTCTTCTTAAATTGATTCATATATGCTTTAATACCTTGAGAGGCAGTAACCATACCACCCTGACCCATACCAGCAAGATTAGGTATCTTTCTAATAAGTGGGAAGCCAAGAGACATTAGACCTGCATGACTAAGAGCACCTGTAGCATCAAAATCTTCACCATTAGCTAAAGCTTTTATCTTGCCTGAACCTAATCCATGAAGACCCATAAACATCATATCTTGTGCAACCATACCTAAATACTTAGACATAAAGCCAGTAGCAGTATCAGGTATACGACCAGCTAGTCCACGAGTAACCCATTCAGCTACATCATTTACATAGGTTCCACCTTTAATACTCTCAACAAATTCTCCTGCTATTCTAGCTGCATCAGCAGTTGCTATATCTGGTATGCCACCATCTTTAAATGCTTTCTGTACAGCCCTTGTACCAGCCATAGTAAGGTTATCACTAGCATCTAAAGCAGCTTTACCTGTAGCACTAAGATCCTTAATCCAACGAACACCTAAATCATCTTTAGCTACTTTATTTAAACCAGCAACTACATCATCTGAGAACTGGGTACCCTTCTCCATAGCCTTAGCTACAGCCTTACCTGTCTCACCAGTAAGTCTTGCTATACCAGTTTCAGCAGCTTCTCCTGCAGCTTTACCAACAAACTTATTAGCACCTTTAGCTAATGCCTTACTACCCTTACCAAGCAAACCAAATGGCCCCCAAGGAGCAAAGAATGAAGCACCTTCACCAAGTATCCAACCTGCCTTCTCAGTACCAGTCATCTCTTCCCAAGGTTCTTGACCGGTCACTCCTGCTAGATCAGTAAGACCCCAAGTCATACCTGAAGTAAAGCCAGTGCCTGCACTCCATAAGAAATCACCTACACCGCCCCAAGCACTAGCTGCTTCTTCTGTAGCATCTTCTGGCCCAAAATAAAGACCTGTTGGACTTGGTTGAGTTGGAGGATTAAAAGGTTTATCTCCAGTTTTTAGTATATCGTAGTATTCTTTTGGTAGTGGCATTGCTGCTCCTATTGATTTCTTTTAATTCTATACTCTTCTGTCATTGGATCCCAATAATATCCAATAGGCCCTGCTTGAAATGCAGTAGGCATTGCTTCTTGAGCTTTACCTAGACTTACAATATTCAACTCATCTAGATATAAAGGCTTACCTTTATACTTCCATCTTGAAGGATGAGCTCCTATTAAAGCATCTGCATCTGGATCAACTTTAACCATAATCCTTCCATCTTTATCAAGCTTGGTATCTACTATCCTAGATTCATTTCCAAAAATTTCTATATCTAAGTCAACTTGAGTACCTATAATAGATTTCATTTGATGCCTTATATGCTCTTCTTTAGTTATACCTTCAGATAATTCAGGATAAGTATAGGCAGTCTCATATTCCATGCCTCTGTATTGAGTTTCTAATTGTCCAGGGAATAATTCTTCTCCAGTCATACTTGTCATTGCTAATTGATTTAAAGCATTATCTAGATTATTATTTCCTCCACCTGCGAATCCTTTATATTCCATATAAGATTTATCTAAATCAGTACCAGATTGTAATTCCATAGCATTAAAGAATTGTTCATGTTCTTCTGGTTCAAGTCCCTGAACAGCCTGATCAAACATTCCAAATAAAGCTTGCTGATTAGTTACACCTGAGATATCAGATACAAATTGACCTAATTTAGTTTGTGAATCAAGTTCATTTATACCTGCAAGCTCATTCTCTAATGTATTAATTGCTTGAACATTAGATTGTAAATTGCCGAATATTGTAGAAGTATTAGGATTAGTCATAAGTTCAGTTCTAATTGCATCACCACCATATTCAGCTGGAAGAGCATTTAAATTAGCTACAAACTCATTATAATTAGGTTGTAATGCCAATCTTTGTATAGCTGCTATAACTTCTTCAGAAGGCTCTATTTCCTTACCAGAAGCATCTTGATAAGTTAATCTATCTACAAGATCACCTGCATCCTCACCTTCTCCAACAGTATACATACTTTGAATTATAGCATAATTGCTTTTAGCTCCAGTATCTTCATCACCTTTCATCTTCTCAGTTACATTTAAAGCTCTAGCAAATCTAGCTTCAGGATCAGTTTTATAATATTCTACATCTGCACCTGCAGTAGTATCCCATCCTAAACCACCTTCTTCTAAAGCTTGTAAAGCATGTTCTTGAAAAGCTTGATATTCATGTGGCTCTAATACTCTGTTAGCACCAGCAAAGTCCATCTGCATTTCTCTTAAAGTTTGAGCTTGACCTCTTAACTCTCCAAGACTAGATTCTAACTCAGATTGATAGATACCTAAAGCATCTAAATTTTGAGTAATAGCATTCATATCTAGATTCTGTTCTTTATCTACAATAGAACGAAGTTCAGCACCAGCACCACTTGAAGATACATCTGAAGGACTTAGATTATCATATTGATCAAATACCTTTTCGGTTGTTCTTACTTCAGCCTTCTTATCATAATACTCCTTGAGAAGTATTTGCTGTGTACCAGCAGCTTTACGTTCTTCCCTCTCTAAAGCTCTCTCTTCTATAGCCCATTGCATCTGCTTATATTGCATCAACAGACCAGGAAGATCATCCAAGAAATCTGCTATTGCACTTCTTTCTACTGTTATTGCCATAATTATTACCCTCTATAAATATTCATTCTATCCGGCTGCTTGTCGTAGTCCAATCATCTCCCAATACTCATCCATCTGTCTTTTCTGCTCAGCATATGTACCTGTTTTAAGGTCTAAACCTGCAGTATCTTTACCTAAAGTTAATGTTTCTAATGCAGTTCCTCTTTGTCGTGCAATATCTTTTGTACCAGCTGCATAATCTTGAAATAATTGTTTTTTCTGTGTTTCTAACCCTTGAGTAACAGTTCCACTAAAAGCCATATTAGATTTACGCATAGCCTGTCCTGCATCTTGAGTAGCTTGACTAAGTCCACGTCCTGTATCCATACTAAGAGCCTCTTGCTGACTTCCCAACGCACCCATAGTAGCTCCATACGTACTTTCTAATCCTCTAATAGTTAAATCTTGTTGCTCTCCAAGAAATCCAAAAGGCACATCAGTAAAGATATCTTGAAAATATTTTACATCATCAGCTCCAAGATTTGGATCAAATGTTTTTAATTGTTCCCCGGTTACATCACTTAATCCTTCATAACTGTATGGGTCTTTACTCCCTAAGTCTATGTTCTGTAGTTTTGGATCATCCCAACCTTGATACCATTTATCGCCATCAGCACCGCTTCCACTACCACTACCACCACCAGTTTTAACCCATTCGCCATCTGTATAAGTATAATATCCATAAAACTCCTCGCCATCACCATGCAAAACAGCTATCTTCTCTCCCTCAGTTTGATACTCAGGCATACCAGTAAGAGGATTTACAGTACCAGCACCAACTCTTTTAGCATACTCTTCCCCTGCCTTACCATTAACATCAATAAGATAAGCTTCTAAAGCGTTAACATGAGATGCTCTATTATCTACCTCACGTATTTTAGTATCACCACCACGACCTAACTTGGCTTTACTATCCTTATTGAGTTTACGTGTATCTACTATACCTTTGCTATATCCAGCCATTATTTATCTCCTACCTAATAACATTTGATAATCCTGATTTACGTCTTCCAGGAAATTCTTTAGAAAGCACACTGAAAGGTTTCTTATAGCCCATGCCGGGAGGAGTCCATCCCTGATTCCTAGCAGTAAATTCGGAATGTGGGCCATACTGTGATAATGAACTACCTTGAACACTTTCTATCTGAGACATTAAATCCCTCTCTTCTACTACATCGCTAACATCAACAAAGTCTTTAAACTTATCCCATGCACTTACTTTAGGTGTATCTTCAAAAAAATATTCACCTCCTTCCCTACTACCATATGTATCTGTTACTGTGCGATCACTATATTGTAAGTTCTCTGTAGGAGCAAGAGAAGGATCTGCGTCATATATTTTTGAAGTCATTTCTCCGGGAGCAAATTTCCCTCTTGAAACATCTCCTGTGCCTATACTAGCTTCACCATAACCAACCAACTCTTTACCTATAGCTCTTTTTTCCAATCCTTTACCTACCATGCTCCCTTCAAAATCCAATCCAAATCCTTCAGATAATTTAGCAGCTTCTGGTGCTCCTGCTTTCATAAGTTTTAATTTCTGTCCTATACCAGCAGTAATTCCAGATGTAAGAGAAGACACTAGATTTTGAGTACCAAATGCACCTAATTCCTTTTGTGCACTTTTTCTATCTGCCTGAAAGAATTTACCCCCAGTTAGCTTTCCCCCAGCAGCCTTAGCTCCAATAGCTCCACCTAGAAAACTAGCACCTCCAGTAAGAAGGCCAACTGTTAATGGATTTACAGCACCTCCAGTTAAACCCATTACTGCTAAACCACCAAGAGTTCTACCAATAGAACCCCAAAGACTTTTCTTTTTAGCCTTTTTTTGGAAAGCTTCTTCCTCTTGTCTTACATCTCTTTGTAATAAAGCTCTACCATATCCCATAATCTTATCCTTTTTCTAATATATTTTTATACAACATGCTATTGTCTCTCTAATCTTTAATGTCCTATTGCTTGCCAAAAAAAAGTGTCTACAGCATTATAGCAACTAAAAATAACTGTAGTTGTAGTTGGCAAAGTGCTAATTCCAGTTGCAGATGTAATACCAGTATCATCGCCACTAGCATAGTCGGTACAGGTAATATTTAAACATCTATGTGGAAAAGGAATTGGGAACGTTACTGTTTCAGTTGTACTAGTAGCGGTCTCTTGACCCCATTGTAAAATAAAACCATTAGGCATAATTAAATATCCATCATCTCCAAAACTTGCCTCTAATTTTGCATCAGATTTATCCAATACATTTTTATATAAAACACCATTATATCGGACATACTCTACCACACCCTCAGCTGTAGATCTTAATACTGGAACACCTTCTTTCAAAGCAGAAACTATCGGTACTCCAGATTTTACTTGCAATCTTTCTTGCTTCTTATGTAAAGCTATTCTTTCTTGTCTTGTCATTATCTCTGCCCCTTCAACCTAAAGACTATAGTTATATCATTAATCTCAAAATTAGCTGGTGTAGTTCCATCACTAAATAGTCTTAAACGTACTGAATTACAACTAAATGCAGTAGGTGTAATTGCTGTAGTAACCCAATCAGTTACAGCAGAGGTTACTGGCAGTTCAGAGCCAGCTTCAGTATATGTATCCTGATCTCCATCTTTTGCATAAGATAGTTGAATTTCACTAGCACTACCCCTATGTGTAACATAAAATTTATATATTCTTTTAATCTGTCCAGGCTGTCCAAAGTCTATATCTTTAGTTTTTATATCTACAGCCGTACTAGCTTCTGCAGAATCACTCCACTTAACAAAAGTGCCTGTATCGCTAGTATGTGCATATACTAGATCTCCATTCCAATCTGTAACAAAATTTGTTAAAGCTTGACTTGTAATAGTAGCAGCTGCTCCTTTAACCCAGGATTGTGTTACCAAATCATATAAAAATGTCTTACCAGTACCAGTTGTACTATTATCATCTACAACGAGAAGCTGTCTTTTCTTTGGAATATAGCCAATCATAGGTTCATTAGTAGTAAATGTATCCCAATCATTTTCTTTTATTATCTGCCTACCACCTTTCTCAAGTAAGTTATTTACCTTCTGTCCATCATATAGATAACATCCTTGCTTATTAACCCATGCTATTCCAAAGTCAGTCTTACATGTAGCAGCTGGATGAGATACTCCCTTATGCATAAAAGTATCTTCTACAAATTCTATCTCTTGAGAAATATTCAAAAGCTCTAATTTATTCTTCTTAAAAATCAAAAGTCTATCTGCATAAGTTTCAAGTTTAACTATACTATCTCCATCATTTATACTTGCTTCAAGTCTTCTATCACTACTAAATACATCAAACTTATTAACAGGAGACTTAAATACAGCATCTCCATAAATAGTACCATCATATTGAACATTACCTACATAGGCTATTCTATTAGCTACAACTGCAGTTTTATATTTAGCTGTATTAGAAGAAGCACCTTGAGATATACCAGCATTAATTTCATAAGTAATAGGAGATAAAGAAAGTACGGTATGTGAAGCATCCAGGCAAAGTGTAGTAACATTATTTGTAGGGTCAACATTCCCCCATTCCGAACCTTCAATATAAGCTTGAGTAGATGATGCCCTAGCACCATTTTTTAAACTTATTTCTGAAACTTGCTGCCATTCATCATTGCTATTTTCTATTCTTGTATATACTCTGCCACCTGTTATTCTAGCATCATAAGGAGCATTTGCCCATATATTCATTGACAGATATTGATTCGCAGTAACGGCTATCGTTCCTGGACAGATGAAAGGTAAAGATTCTTGATCCCCTCCAGTTATATCTCCAGGTTCTTTATCGTATATAAAAGTTGTTGCAAATTCATAAGTACCTGCAGGTATACTCCCTGTAGACCCAGTACCTGAAACATGCAGATTAAATCCAGTACCAACAGGAGGAAAAACATAAAATATATCACCAGCCCATTGTCCACTAGCTATTGCATCAGTAACTACAGTATCTGCATCCGTATATCCAGTAATAGCTACAGTTTCATCAGTTGTACTATTTAAAACTATATGCCCTACTATCTCAGCTGACCAGGCAGCATTAAATACATCACCTTCAGTTAAAGATGTTGTACTTGCATCACCAGCAGCTGATGTATCAAGCAGATGCCCTACTATCCCCCTAGTAGGAGCGGCTATCTCAGCATTAGCAAGATGCCATGTATCATAAGCATCTGCAGATCCTCCAGGTGTAGTGCCACTAAAATGTGTTCTATCAACATACCCATACCACTTGTTAGAATTACTATTCCCAAAATCACTATCGCATACCCTTAAAGCTCCATCTACAGTATAGAAAACATCTTTACGTAAACCAGAGCTATTATTAGTCATACCAGTTATAGGACTACCCCACGTATCATCTTCATTACTATAGATATCTACCGTTCCTTGAGTATCAGGGTCAGAGAATACCATATAATCAGCACCAGTTTCTACCCCAGAACTTGCCGTATGGCCATCAATCCTATCATGACTAAATTGAAATAACCCATATCCAGGATTAATTTCACTATCATTTTGAGCTTGAATAGTACCGTGGGTAGCTTCTCCACCCATCAACCTAATCTTACCCAACTCATCCACCATTACATCAGTAGCTTCAGACAACTCATTCTCAGCTATATCTCTAGCATCTGAATTACTATTCAAACCTCCATGAAACTGTGTTATCTTATAAAGCTGCTTAGGCATCTTCTTCCTCTAAATTATTGGGAGAGCTATACACAACAGTCAGCGAACCGTCTGAACATGCGAGCCGAGAGAACCAAGGAGGAGCAGTGTAGTCCCTCTCCCAATT